CTCCCCCCCCGGGGGGCGTTTGGGTCCTTCCGGGGCCTATCTGCTACGTGGGGAATTGCGCACCGCGATGCATCCCCAGCTATGACCCCAAAAATTCGGTTGACGGTTGACGGCTGACCCCATGGCTCTTTGTTCGCTCGCCCAATATGCAAAGCTTCACGGCGCGTCGAAGCAAGCCGCCAGCAAGTGGAAAACTCGCGGAGTTCTGGTCTTTTCAGGCGGCCAAGTTGATGTCGAAAAGTCCGACAAGGCCATGCGCGGTGCAGGTCTGGGAAACTTCAAACCCCAGTCAACCGAGCCATTGACCATCGCCCAACTGGTTGACCCCAAGCGCAAGTCGGTTGACGGTCGCAGCCGCAAAGTTGACCAACGCAAACCGGCCGTTGATCCAGCCAGCAAGCTTGCAGAGGCCGAAGGTGAAGATATCAATCACGAGGAAGTCGATGACTTCCTTAGCGACATCGATCGAGGCCTTTTCACGACGCAGGTCAATGCGGACCGGATCAAAGCCAACGCGCTCGCTGCCCGCCAGTTGCTCAGTCTCCGACGCGATGCTGGCGAACTGATCGAAATCGAGCGTGCGGGGCAAATCTTCTTCGACCTGACCCGCGCCGAGCGCGATTCATGGATTACCTGGCCAGTGCGCATCGGCCCCTTGCTCGCTGCCGATCTGGGGCTCGAAACTGCTACCGTGGTCGAGGCCCTAACGAATTATGTCCAGGAACAGCTCGAAACGCTTGGGCAACCCGAACCGGATTTCACAAAGGAGTGACCGCGAAAAGCGGCTGATAGCAGCTTTCAAACTAGGACTGCGCCCACCGCCTCGTATCAGCATTCCGGAATGGGCCGACCGTACGCGCATCAAGCCCCGCGGCGCTGGCAGCACAGCAGGCGCCTGGCGCACCAGTGACGTTGAAATCGCACGCGGCCCCATGCTGGCTGCAACCGAACCCGGCGTTCACATCATCAGCTGCATGGTTGCAACGCAGCTGCTCAAGACATCGCTGATCGAGAACATCTTCGGCTTCCATGCCGATCTCGATCCAGCCCCCATGATGATCGTCCAGCCCAAGGACGATTCAGCCGAGGCATTCAGCAAGGAGCGCATCGGCCCATTCATCAATGCCACACCGGCGCTGCGCAAAATCGTCGGCACTGGCAAAACCCGCAATTCTGAGGAGACGATAGACTTCAAGGCCTTCCCGGGCGGCTTCCTCGCTCTGGTTGGCGCTGGCAGTCCAGACAATCTGGCGCGCCGCCCGTTGCGCATCATCATGTACGACGAGGTCGATAAGTACCCGATCACGCGCGAAGGCTATGCCATCGATATTGGTGATGAGCGTTTGGCATCCTATGCCAACTGGCTCTCAATCCGGGTTTGTTCTCCCACCGTCAAGGGCGAGAGCAACATCGAGAAGAGCTGGCTTGAATCAGATCAGCGCCGTGCAAGCGTTGCCTGTCCGCATTGCAGCCACCGCCAGTTCCTCGATTTCCGCGATCATGTCGAATGGGACAAGGCCGATGAGGGCCGAAAGCACCTGCCCGATACCGCAGCCATCCACTGCGAAGGTTGCGGCGCCGATTGGAGCGAAGCCCAGCGTCGCCGCGCGTTGAGCACGATCCGCTGGCACCAGACCCGCCCGTTTGAATGCTGTGACGATAAGCAGATCCCGCTCGAGCGTTACGCTAGCGCTTGGCGCAATGGCCAAGCCGACGCAGTCGAGCAGATCTGGCACTGGTGGGCGTCAAACCGCCATGCCGTCTATCGCGCCAAATGCTGCCATTGCGGCACATGGGCAGTGCCAAACGAGCATGCAGGCTTTCAGGCCTCGAAGCTTTACAGCCCATGGGATCGCGATCGACCCGCGCAGATTGCACGCAAGTGGCTCGCCGCGCAAGGGGACCAGGACAAGCTGCAGGTCTGGTGGAATACCCAGGCTGCACAGCCCTACAAGCGCAACGTCGGCGCCGAGGTATCGATTGATGTGCTGGCAGCGCGCTGCGAGGTCTGGGAGGCACAAGTCCCCGATGGCGTTGCGCTGCTGACAGTAGGCGTCGACGTTCAGGACTATCGCGTTGAAATCGAAGTGGTTGGATGGGGCCGCAACGAGGAAAGCTGGTCGATCGACTATCACGTCATCGATGGGGAAATGTCGCATCCCGACACGCAAGCGCAACTCGACGACTATTTGTCAAAGATCTGGACAAGGGCAGATGGGCGCCCATTTGCCATTCGCTCTGCCTGTATCGACAGCGGCGGCCATCATACCGATGCTGTTTATAATTACGCCAAGGCCCGCCTCGGTCGCAAAGTCTGGGCAATCAAGGGCGAGAGCGCGAGAACTGGTTTCACCAATCCCGTCTGGCCGATCAAACGGCCCAGCTCGAGGTCAAAAAAGTCGTTCCGCCCCATCGTAATCGGGGTCAACGCCGCAAAGGATTTCATCTCTCACTCGCTTGCTAAGCAGAAGGCTGGCCCGGGCTTTATGCACTTCAACGTGCAGACCGATGTCGTGCGCTTCTCCCAGCTTACGGCAGAGGAAAAGGTCTGGGAGGGCTACGGCTCGCAACGCCGGCGAAAATGGGTGCCCAAGCCCGGCCGAGCCAATGAAGCGCTCGACTGCCGCGTCTATGCCTATGCCGCGCTCCACGGCCTGATGCACATGGGGCTGAAGCTTAATCGTCTCGCAGATGATGTCGGGGCCGCCGAAACCCTCATCTCTCGCAGTTCGGAAAATCGACAAGATCTCGCTCACCAAGCGGATCAATCATCGCTGCCGCCGTCATCTCTGCCTGCGGCCGTGGAGCAAACCATCACGGTTGGCGTACCGCCGCCAAAACCAAAGAGCCAATCGCTTGGCTCTCGGCTTGCCCGAGGGAATTAGTATGTCCAATCCGTTCGCAGGCATGAGCCAGGCCACGTTGCTTGCCGCTCGCACAGCCTTTCAGGAGGCCCTGATTGAGCTGGCGAGCGGCAAAGCTGTTGTCTCGGTCAGCTACACCCAGGGCGATGGCGCAAAATCCATGGGTCGGCGCGTTACCAATGTCGGTGAGGTCAACGCCATGATCGCGCTGATCAACCAGGTGCTGACAGGTCGATCCGGCCGCCGCTTCATGGGCGTTCGCTATCGATGAGCCGCCCCGTTCAAATTCTTGGGGCCAATGGCCTGCCTATGGCCCCAAGCCCCAAAAAGCCCGCTATGGCCTTGTCGGGCGGAAACAATATCCCGTATGACGCCGCTGATCGCAGCGGCGCACATACCGCCGAATGGCAGCCCTATCTCTGGTCGCCCGATGGCGAACTCAATCCATGGCGCGACACGATTGTTGCGCGCATGCGCGATCTGGTGCGTAACGATGGCTGGGCTTCTGGCACTGTCACCCGGATCCTCGACAATGCCATCGGGGCAAATTTTCGGCCGATTGCCAAACCTGACTATCGAGCGCTTGCACTGCAGACCGGCAATAACGGTTTCGATGAGCAGTGGGCCTATGAATATTCGAAGGCCCTCGATGCCAGCTATCGTGGCTGGGCCACCAGCCGCGGGAAATGGTGCGACGTTCAGCGCCGGATGACAGCAGCGCAGATGTACCGCTTGGCGTTCCGGCACAAGCTGATCGACGGCGATGCCCTCGCCATGCTGCAATGGCGGCCGGAGCGCTGCGGTATCGGTCGCGCGCGCTATGCCACCGCCGTTCAGATGATCGATCCGGATCGGCTGTCTAACCCGCAATATATGTTCGACCAGCAGATCTTGCGCGGCGGATGCGAAGTCGATGATGATGGGGTGACTGTCGCTTATCATATCCGCCGCGCGCACCAGGGAGACTGGTTCTCTGCGGCACAAAGCCTGCATTGGGATCGGATCGAGCGCGAAACCGAATGGGGCCGCCCGGTCATCATCCATGATTTCGACGTCGAACGATCCAACCAGCATCGTGGCGGTGTCGGCATTTTAGGGCCGGTGATGAACCGCCTGAAGATGCTGTTTCGCTATGATGTGGCCGAACTCGATTCCGCGATCCTCAATGCGGTCTTCGGGGCCTGGCTCGAAAGCCCGTTCGATCAGGAATTTGCCGAGGAAGCGTTCTCTGATGGCACCAACATCGGCAAATATCAGGATGCTCGCCTTGACTATCACAACGAGGCCAAGATCCGTGTGCCGGGCACCGGCGCAGGTATGGCCAAGCTTTTCCCCGGCGAGAAGATTAATTTTGCCGATCCCAAACGCCCCTCAGCCAATTTTGCCAATTTTGAAAAGGCGGTGCTGCGCAATGTGGCTTCGGCAGCCGGCATGAGCGCCCAGCAGGTCAGCAACGACTGGTCAGATGTGAACTATAGCTCCGCGCGCGGCGCCATGCTGGAATTCTGGAAGACCATGACGCGCCGGCGCGATGACTTCGCCATCGGCTTCTGCCAACCGATCTTCAGCAGCTTTGTCGAAGAAGCGCACGAGATCGATGATTTGCCCATGCCTTCAGGCGCGCCGGAGTTCCTCGAATATCCCGAGGCCTATGCCCGCGCGAAATGGATCGGGCCGGGCCGCGGCTGGATCGATCCGGTCAACGAAGTGAAGGGCGCTATCCTCGGCATGGATGCTGCCCTCATGGATTATGACGAGCTTTGCGCAGAGCAGGGGATCGATGGCGATGACATGATCCTCTCGCGCAAAAACGCCATCCGCCGATTCAAGGAAGCGGGCCTCGAGCCGCCGAGCTGGGCAGGCTTGGGCCTCAATCAGGAATCGGCCCAAAAAACCATCCAAGATCCGGAGGTGCAGTAATGCAGTTCGCCCATCTGTCCTCTCGGCTATTCAACACTCCGCTGGCCATTCACCCCCGCAAGGCCGAGATCGTGGTCGCTTCGCTGGCCGACCGACTTGGCATCACCAGCATTTGCCGTTCCGATGGCATGGCGATCAAGCCGCAGGCATGGTTTGATGATGATGACGATTTTTCGCGCAAACGCTCGACCCATGTTGATCCAGGCTATGACGTGATGAACGGCGTTGCCATGCTGCAGATCTCGGGCACGCTGGTGCATAAGCTCGGCAGTTTGCGGCCTTACAGCGGCATGATGGGTTATGACGGCATCCGCCAAGCCTACCTCACCGCGCATGATGACCCCGAGGTCAAGGCTATTGCTTGCATCTATGACAGCGGCGGCGGTGAGGTGGCCGGCTGCGCTGATCTGTTCGAAACTATGCTCGACATGCGCGGCAACAAGCCTGTGCATTCGATTCTGTCGGAAAGCGCCTATTCTGCCGCCTATTGGCTTGCGAGCACCGGCGATACGATCACGGTCCCGCGCACCGGCGGCACTGGCTCGATCGGCGTCATCTGCATGCATGTCGACTGGTCTGAAGCGTTGGCCAAGGCTGGACTGAAGGTGACCTTCATCACGCCCGAATGGGCAGATCGGAAAACCGACGGCCATTCTGAAATTCCGCTGAGCGCCGAGGCACTGGCACAGTTTCAAGCCGATATATCCGCCACGGGCGAGATCTTCGCTGATTCTGTTGCGCGCGCCCGCAACCTGACAACTGAACAGGTGAAGGCTCTCAAAGCCGGAACCTTTATGGGCGCCAATGGCGTCACCGCTGGCCTAGCCGATGCGGTGATGGCGCCCGAGCAGGCTTTTACTGCCTTGCTTGCCGAATACGCCTGACCACCAGAAACGGAGACACCCGATGTCGAAGACCCAACTGGCGACGGGAACGTCCCCGTTTGCCAATCTCATGGCCGGCTTTCGCGGAAAGCGCGCCGAAGAGGATCGCCCTGAAGACGAGGAAGCCCGCAAGGCTCGCCGCGCCGAAGAGGATCAGAAGCGCGAGGAGGAAGATGCCCGCCGCGCTGAAGAGGATCAGCGCCGCCAAGATGAGGACGCTCGGCGCGCCGAGGAAGATGGCAGCGACGAGGGCGATGATCCGAACCAGCGGACGGGCAAAAAGGCCGAAGACGAAGATCAGGATCCTGAAGCCGACAATGGCGATGATGATCCCGATGATGAGGACATGGACGAGAAGGCCCGAAAAGCCTTCCGCCGCGGCCTTGCTCTTGGCCGGGCTCGTGAAAGCACCCGCGCTGCGCGCATTTTCAAAAGCGCTGCTGCAGGCAGCAATCCTGCGCTCGCCGCTACGCTGGCCTTTACCACGCGTAATTCCAGCGCCGAAGCGATCCGCGTGATGGACGCAGCAGGCACTTCTGAGCCGCGGCGCCGCAGCCTTGATGATCGTATGAGCAATCGCACTGAACCGCGCCCCGGCGCCGATGGTGGCGCTGGCAGCGGCGGCGCCAAACCAAGCTTCGGCGAGCGTGTTGCCGCCGCCGTCAAGAAAGCCGGCGTTCGCTAAGGCGCGCCAGATCAGGAGTTAGATTATGACCCTCACGCCTACCAACTACGGAAACAATCCGTTTCAGCCCGGCATTCAGCAGGATGCCTTCATTCCCGATCAGCTGATTGCCGGCGATCTTAAGGTTGTTACTAAGCCCGCCACCATTACTGGTGGTGCCGCGCTGGTTCGCGGTACCGTTCTGGGCAAAGTTACGCTGGGTGCCGCGGTTGCTGCGGTCAAGTCGGGCGGCAACACCGGCAACGGCACCTTTGTGCTGGACGCCGCCACGCCGATCCTCACCTATGCCGAAGCAGGCATCTATACGCTGCGCTGCATCGTTGCGGCGGCAAACAGCGGCACCTTCCGCCTCTCGAGCCCCACTGGCCGCGTGCTCGGCGACTATACGATCGCAGGCGGCGCGGGCGGCACGGTCACCGTAGCTAACCAGATCAAGGGTGTCATCACCGATGCTGCCACCGACTTTATCGTTGGCGATGGTTTCGACATCACGATCGCCGCGGGCAGCGGTGCCTACAAAAAGGCAATCGCGGGGGCCATTGATGGTTCTGCAACGCCCGCCACTCTGCTGGTGGACGACACCGATGCCAGCGGCGGCGATGTGCTGGGCGGGATTTACACCATGGGCGAATTCAACGGCAACGCTGTGACCCTTGGTGCGGGCATCACTCTTGCCGCCGCCACTGCTGCCCTCGAGGTGAACAATATTTACCTCAAGACCCCGATCTCGGCCGCCGACCCGACCTAACCTGCACATCATCCACCAACGCCTGAAGCTCGCCTTGTGCGGGCTTTTTTTATAGGAGCCCGGCATGGCCGATAATCTCTCGTACACGACCGCCGAACTGGTTCAGGTCGTCCCCAATCTCAAGCTTTCGCAGAACTTTCTGCTCGATACGTTCTTTCCCAACATTGTCGAATATGACACCGAGGAAGTCGCGATCGACATCGATGTCGGCCTGCGCCGCATGTCGCCCTTTGTCTCGCCGCTGGTCGAGGGCAAGTTGGTCGAGCAGCGCAAGTACCTGACCAATAAGTTCAAGCCCGCCTATATCAAGGACAAGCGCGCGCCCGATCTGCGCAAGCCTGTGCGCCGTCAGATTGGTGAGCGCATCGGCGGTGAGCTGTCCGGCGAGGAGCGCATGATGGCGAACCTCAACTTTGAAATGGCCGATCAGGTCGATATGGTGAACCGCCGTCTCGAATGGATGGCCGCCAGCGCGCTGCAAAATGGCACGGTCACGATTTCCGGCGATGGTTTCCCGACGACCGTTATCGATTTCGGCCGTTCTGCTGCGCTCACAGTCGCGCTCACCGGCGCGAATCGCTGGGGCCAGACGCTCAATGCGCAGGGGCGCGATACCAACATCGTTGGTCAGATCGATGCATGGGGCACCGCCATCCTGAAGGCTTCTGGTGCCGTCGTCACCGATATCGTCTTCACCCAGACGCCTTGGAACAAATTCGTGCAGGCGGAAGGCGTCCAGGGCGCCATTTATTACCCCGAATGGGCCAAGGCCGGGAATGAGATTAACCCCGGCTCGCAGGTTAAGGCCGGCGCGATCTACAAGGGCCGCTGGGGCCAATATAACCTCTGGCTCTACAACGACTGGTATATCGACGCCAACGGTGTCGAGCAGCCGATGCTGCCTGATGGCACCGTCATTATGTCAGGCGGCGAGGCGCTGATGGGCACGCGCGCCTTCGGCATGATCTTGGATCCGCGCTTTGCCTATAAGGCGATGGCCTATGCGCCCAAGACATGGATCCAGGATGATCCGGCGCAAACCATCATCATGATGCAGTCTGCTCCGCTGGTCATCCCCAGCCGGGTCAACGCCTGTCTCTGCGCCACGGTCATCTAATATCGGCTGATCGCCGCCTTTCGTGAGAAGGGCGGCGAGCCTTTCCTCATATCAGGAGCATTCTTCCATGGCCCGTATCCCTGCTTCTTCGGCCTCTGCTGAAGATACCACCGCTGATTTCATCGTCGCCCCCGGCCGCACGGTGATGGTTGAAGACATCCCGTTTGGCCCCGGCGCAACGGTCTCTCTCGACGTCAAGGAAGGCGAATATCTGCGTGCGCGCGGCTTTTTCCGCGCCGACGATGGCAGCGTTTCGATTTCGGCTTCAGGTCCGGCCGTCAATGTGCAGGACGGTATCCGCGTCGAGCCTGCGTAATGGCGATCGACTGGGATGGCCTTCTCCTCGGCCCCGTCATGGCGGTGTTTGGGGAAGAGGTCATCTACACGCCGCGCGGGCTGCCGCCGATCACAATTTTCGATGCGGTGTTTGATGAAGAAAACTACGACGTCGTCGTCGGTGATGATGGCCAGCAGGTCAATCTCAAGAAGCCGATCATCGGCATTCGGGCCGCAGTGCTGAATGGGTACGACCCCAAGCAGAATGACCGGATCTTCATCACGCGCACCAGTCAGAATTTCATCGTCAAAAACCCTAATCCCGACGGCCATGGCCATATCGTGCTCGAATTGATGGCAACGTCATGACGACATCGATGGATCTGGTCGACCTGATCAAAACCTCGATCCTTGGCGCAACCGATGCGGGGCAGCAGGTTTACGGGCCGGGCGACTGGCCTGCAATGCCTGAAAACCTGCCGCTGCTGAAGCTGCGCCTGTTGCGTGAGGTTCGAACGAGCCTTGGCCGATCTGGCGCGCCGCAGTTCACCACGGTTGCCACGGTGCGCATCATTGCCGAGGTGCAAGCCTTTGCCAGCGAGGATAATGCTGGAGCAGAGGCCGCGCAGGCATCCGCATGGGCGATCAAGCGGCAAGTCGAAGTCGCCGTCATCAATGCCTATCCGCTCTTTTCTAAAATCCAGCAGCTTTCTGGAATGCGATCCGATCTGTCTTTTTCCGCCAATGGATCGATGCATGTCGGCGGGATCCAGATGGATCTCGATCTGGAGTTTTACGAAGGCGCCGATGATTTTGCGCCGATCGAGACGGATGAGATCACCTCCGCCCATCTGGCCGCCACAAATTACGCCCCCGGCGCGCCGGTAACGGCAGACTTCCCACTTACATAGGAGAAATCCATGCGCGTTATCAGTGTACCGGGGCGGCTTGTGCTGCACCCGGTAACCCTCCGCGTCATCGATGATCGCGGCATCGCCCATGATCCTCATGATCTCGCCATCGCCCAGCTGATTGCCCACGGCGATCTGGCGCTGGTGGAAGATGAACCAGAAGCCCCCAAGACCGCGCCCGGCAAAGCCAAAGCGGATGATAATGAAGGAGCGCAGGCATGACCGTGCCTTTCGTCAACACGCCATCGAACCTGCGCATTCCGCTGTTCTTTGCCGAACTGGATGCGTCCAAGGCCAACACCGCTGGCGCCGCCCAGCGCACACTGCTGATCGGACAGATCACCAGCGCTGGCACCTATACTGCCGGCACGCCCGTGCGCATATCTTCTGCGGCCGAGGCGATTACCGGCGGCGGTGTGGGCTCGATCCTGTCGCAGATGGCCGCCTATTATGCGCTCAATGATCGATCTGGTGAGGTCTGGGCGCTCCCGCTCGCTGATGCGGGCGGCGCTGTCGCAGCGACGGGCACTATTGCTATCACCGGCCCCGCCACAGCCTCGGGCACCATCGCGCTTTATATCGCCGGGGTGAAGGTCTCTATCCCTGTCACTGCAGGCGATGCGGCAAGCGCGATTGCTGCCAATATCGCAGCAGCTATCAACGCCAGCGATGGCCGCGTGGCGGGCAACACCAACATGATCGGCTGCGGCCTGCCGGTTACGGCCAGCGCGGCAAGTGCCAATGTCACCGTCACTGCGCGCAACGCAGGGCTGCTGGGCAACGATATCGATCTGCGCCTCAACCATCTGGGCAGCGCGGGCGGCGAATTCCTGCCGGCGGGCGTAGGCATCACCATCACTGCGATGGCCAGCGGGGCCACAAACCCCACGATCACCACCGCGCTTGGCAATCTGGCTGATCAGGCCTTCGATACCATCGTCTGCGCGCAAACTGATGCCACTGCGCTGTCGGCGCTCAAATCCTTTCTGGCGGACACGGCGGGCGGACGATGGAACCCGATGTCGCAGATCTATGGACATGCCTGGACCGCGCTGCGCGCCACGGCGGGCACAGCGGCCACCTTCGCCACCGGCCAAAACAACCAGCACCTGACCACGGTGCCATTTTATGACAGCCCGAGCCCGTGCTGGGCATGGGCCGCCGGTTTCGCGGGCCAAGGCGCAGCCAGCCTTCGCGCAGATCCCGGTGTCCCGCTCCAGTTCCTGACTGTGGTCGGCCTGCTCGCCCCGCTGCTAGCCTCGCGCTATCAGCAGACGGTGCGCAACAGCACGCTGCTCTACAGCGGCTGCTCGACATGGACGGCTGACACCAGCGGCAATGTGGTGATCGAGCGGATCATCACGACCTATGTGACCAATGCGCAAGGCGCGCCGGATAACAGCTATCTCAATGTCGAGACGCTCTACACGCTGATGTATGTCATCCGCTTCATGCGCAGCTGGGTTCAGGCCAAATATAGCCGCGTGAAGCTGGCGGCTGACGGCACACGCGTTCGTCCGAACAGCAATGTCGTGACGCCCGCGATTATCCGCGCCGATGTGATCGCGGCCTATCGCACGTTGGAAGAGGACTATGCCCTCGTGCAGCAGAGCGATCTCTTCGCGCAAAATCTGATCGTGGAGAAAGACGCGACCAACCCGGATCGCGTCAACATCCTGTGGCCCGGCACGCTGATCAACCAGCTGCGCCAGTTCGCTACGCTCTTCCAGTTCCGCCTGATTTAAGGAGGCTTCCATGTCCGCTCTTGCCGGAACACTCTCCATCGCCATCGATGGCGTCACCTATATGGTCGCTGGGCAGGGCACGTACCTGGTCAGTTCCACCACCCGCGAAACGGTAAAGGGTCAGGACGCTGTCCATGGTTTTACCGAAAAGCCCAACGAAGGCCATATCGCGTGGCAGGGCCGCGACAGCGGCGCTGTCTCGATGAAGAAGCTCAATGCTGCCGATGGTGTCACCGTGGTCGCCGTGCTGGCCAATAGCAAGGTGGTGGTCGCCAAGAACGCTTGGCGCGATGGCGAACCTGCCGAGGTGAACACCGAGGATGGCACCTTCTCGATCCGCTTTGCCTCTGCCAGCGTGACGGAGCAGTAAGATGACCGAAACCAACAAACCGGCAGAAATCCCCGACGAGCTTGTCATCACCCTGCGCAAGCCGGTTGAGCTGGGCGATATCAAGTTTCACGAGCTGCGCCTGCGCGAGCCAACAGCTGGCGAGATGATCGAGCTGGGCGCTGACACTGGATGGCAGGGCGATGTGAAGGCGATTTCGCTGATCTCCGGCGTGCCCGAACCGGCTCTGCGCAAGATCGGCGTGCGCGATGCACGAAAGGCCTCGGAGTATCTGGGGCTTTTTTTCGCCACAGACCCCTCGACTGGCGCCGACGGCTGAGCATGTTGGGGCAGCTTTATGGCAAGCTGCCTTCTGAGCTTTACCCCTTTCCCTGGTCAACGCTGAACGACTGGCTGGAGTGGTCTGATTATGGCTGAGCCTATTGCCGATCTTGGCGTCGATATTCATGCTGAGAATAAAACTGCCGAGGGCACCAAGTCTGCGGAAAAGACCCTTTCGGACAGCATGAAGCGGATCGAGAAGGGTGCAAAATCCTTCTCGGCCCGGCAGAAAAAGCAGGCTGCGCAGGCGGTCAATGACGATGAAAAGGCCAACCAGCGCCGCAGCAGATCAATGTTTTCTTATGCGCGGGCCACAAAATCGGCCTTTGCGCAGGTGGAGAAAGCTGCTGCGCGCACCTTTGGTGTCCGATCGGTGTCGAGCAGTGTGGGCGGCATGGCGACAAAGGCGGGAAACTCGCTTGGCATGTTCAGCAATGCGCTGGCTGAAGCGGGCGAGGGGGCGGGCGCGCTCGAGCTGGGGCTGGGCACGCTGGCCACAGGCATTG